GGCATTCTGTGCCAGAAATCGAGACTTCAGACACCATTTCTCCGAGCGCGCTCGATCTTGCCGCACCGTCGGATCTCAAAAGCGAAGGCGCCCACGCATTCCTGCTCGCGGTTGAGCAGGTCTGCAACTTGCCCGACTGGCAGAAGTACGAACACGCGATCGTACGCTTCGCGCGTGCCGTGGATATGGTCGCCTTCGCCCGAGCCGAGTGGATCGATGCGGGATGTCCGGCGCTGATGACTTTCAAGAACGGGGCGCAGTCGGCGCATCCGCTGGTCAAGCTGATCGAGTCGTCTGAGGTGGCGGCTGCTCGGGCTGGCAAGGAACTCGGTCTGCTGCCGGGTGCCGATAAGGAGAAGCGTCCGGTCGGGCGTCCGCTTGGCGCAGCTTCGGCGCGCGATAAGGCACCGCCGCCGCTGGTGACTATTGCGAAGAGAGCGGGCTAGTGGCGCGCACCGCTGCGAAGCCGAAGCCGGCGTGGGCTAAGTATTCGCCGGGTAGTCGTGTCGATCATTTTGCGTGGTGGTGCGAGACTTACTTGATCCAGTCGATTGACCAGTTTGCTAATGAGCCGCTGATCTTGGAGCCGTGGCAGATTGATTTCATGGGCGAGGCGCTTGCAATGGAATCGGCAGACGGGCTGACTCCGAAGTGGCGCAGCCTGGCGCTATGTGTGTCGAGAAAGAATGGCAAGACTGCTCTGCTCGCCGGGTACGCGCTCTACAGTTTGCTGACCGACGATACGCAGCCGGAGATCCTGCTGGCAGCCGCGAGCGATAAGCAGGCTGGCAGATTGTTCGATGCTTGCACCGCTTACATCCGCAAAAATCCAGAGCTGGCAGCGCAGGTTGTTCTGCGCGATTACATTGGCGAGATCGCTCGGGCTGATGGTGGCGGCAAGATTCTCCGTATGGCGTCCGACCCGAACACGCTGCACGGGTACAGCCCGAGCCTAGTCGTCGCTGACGAGCTGGCATTCTGGTCGAAGCCGATGCAACGCAAGGCATGGGCTGCATTGACGACGGGTGGTGGCGCTCGAAAGAAGACGCAGACATTTACGATCAGCACGGCAGGCGATGCGAACGAGCGCGATACTTCGATCCTCGGCAGTATGGTCAACCGCAACGAAGCCGTCGGTGACGTGGAGAAGACACCTGGTCTGACGATCAGCCGCAACCATGACGCGGCAACGCTGATCTACAACTACAGCGCGCCCACGAAGGACCCCACGGACATTGCATCTATGCAGCTTGCCAATCCCGCATCGTGGATCACGGACGATTACCTCCAGCGCCAAGCAAATAATCCGGAGATATCAATCGAGGAAGTGCTACAGCTGCACGGCTGCGTTTGGGTCGCAGGGTCGTCAGCGTGGATTAGCGCGGACTGGTGGAACAACGCGATCGAACGGGATGCGAAGATCCCGGACGGTGCGCGCGTTTCCGTTGGCATCGATGTCGGCATCGTTCACGATGCGACGGCGTGCGTGGTGGCGTACCAGCGCCCGGACGATGACAAGGTGCTGATCGAGGCGCAGATTTGGACGCCACAACCCGGCAAGAATGTTGACCTCGCCGATGTCGAGGCGCACCTTCGCGAACTGACGGCGCGCTACGCGGTCGCCGGCGTCTTTTACGATCCCCGGTTTTTTGAGCGTTCCGCGCAGGCGCTCGATGATGAGGGCGTGACGATGGTGACGATGGTCCAGTCGTCGGCGATCATGGCGGACGCGTACCAGGCTTTCTATTCGATGCTCGGCGAGGGGCGCATCGTTCACGCCGGCGACAACGCCGAACTTGCAGCGCACGTACTTTCGACGGCTGCGGCGCAGACCGATCGGGGCTGGAAGATTTCCAAGATCCGTCAGCGTCAACGCATCGATGCGCTGGTCGCTGCGGTGATGGCTAACTATGGGGCTATTCTACAAACTGAGGGGGAGCAAAGTGCGCCGGGATTCTACGCCTTTTAGGGCGGCTATCATATGTCTACAAGTGTTAGGCGCGATCATCATCTCGGCTGGTGTCGGGATTGTGTTCATGCCTGCAGGAATCATCCTAGCCGGAGCGTTCATGATCGCGTTCGCCGTCGCAATTGAGAGGAACTAACGAATGCTAGGCGGACTGTTCGGGCGGAATAATTCTGAGGAGCGATCGATCTCGTTCCAGACTATCTTCGCGTCCGGCGACTCGCTTGCATTGACGACGAACTCCGGTGTCACGATGAATCAGGACGAGGCGCTCAAGCTCGGCACCGTCTACGCGTGCGTGCGCTTGATCGCTGATTCGATCTCGACGTTACCGATCGACACGTTCCGCCGCGATGGGACCGAGCGCGTGAACTATCCGCGCCCCGTCTGGCTCGACTTGCCCGAGGTCGGCATGTCTAGGACGACGCATTTCTCGCAGGTGCTGATCTCGCTGCTGATGAACGGCAACGCCTTCATTCGGATCTTGCGCGACGATCAGGGCATCGCTGGGCTAGTCGTCCTGAACCCACGCAAGGTCGAAGTGCAGCGCAACAACATCACGCGCCGCGTCGAGTATTCGATCGACAACGGTCGCGAGATTGTTCCGCATGATGAGATGATGCACCTGACCGAGCTCTTGCTTCCGGGTGAGTTGCGTGGACGTTCTCGCATTGATCTGATCCGCGATACGCTTGGACTCGGTAGGGCGCTCGACACCTTCGCCCAATTGTTCTTCGGGCAAGGCAGCACACTCGGTGGCGTTATCGAGTTCCCCGGCCAACTTAGTAGGGAGCAGGCCAAAGACCTAAGCGACTCATTCGAGGAGCAGCACCGATCCGTCCGCCGCTCCCATCGTCCCGGCGTGCTATTCGGCGGCGCAAAATATTCGCAAACATCGGCAGCGCCTAACGAGGCGCAGATGTTGGAGTCTCGCCAATACAGCACCGAGGAGATCGCACGCGCGTTCCGCTGTCCGCCAGCGTTGCTCGGCGTGACGACTCCCGGCGCGATGTCGTACGCATCCGTCGAGATGAACGGGATCCACTTTGTCACGTACTGCCTGCGCCCGTACATCGTCAAGATCGAGGATGCCTACAGCAACCTGATTCCCGGTGATGCCTTCCTGAAGATCAACGTCGACGGCTTGCTACGCGGCGACCAGGCTAGCCGATACGCATCTTTCTCGACTGGCATCCAGTCCGGGTTCCTCTCAATCAATGACATCCACCGGTTAGAAGACATGCCGCCGGCGGATGGTGGCGACGTGTACCGCGTGCCGCTTGCGAACGTCGATCTGGCTGCGGCTAACCTGACCGAGTTGGAGAAGAAGACCTCGATCGCCGTGAAGCTCGTGCAGGCTGGATTTGATCCGTCGGCCACCCTGGCATCGCTCGGCTTGGACGCCCTGCCGCATACTGGCTTGCCGTCCGTGCAGTTGCAAGGTATCGCGCAGGTTGATCCCGCAGATCCAGCGGCGGCGTATCCGGTGTCTTCGTGACGATGACGACGGCGCAGATTAGCGTGACAACGGCGGCGACGCTTTTGTGTGCGCCGGATGATATGTCGCAGCGCGTGACGGTTCATAATAACGAGTCGAGCCAGCAAGTTTTTCTCGGCGATTCCGGCGTGACGACTTCCAACGGTATTCACCTTGACGGCAAAGAGGAGCGCCAGATCACCCTCAATCCGGGCGAGGGATTGTGGGGAATTGCGGCGAATACCAACTCGGTCAGCGTGATGATCCAGAGGATGTAAGGATGCCTTACTTCATTAGCGACAAAGAGCCGACCTGCGCGGGATGGGCGACGGTGAAAGAGGACGAAGGCGGGGAGCTGATCGTGATTCATTGTCACGGCACCAAACAGGAGGCGATCGATCAGATGGTGGCGATCTCGCTGAAGGAAGGGCTGGAGCCGGGAGGCGAACGCGCCCTGCCTGAGAACTATCGTCCGGCGCTCGCCGAGGACGTTCCCGAAGGGCGAGCCTGCGGCAACTGTCATTTCTATGATGAGTCGAACGTGCAGGGCGACAAGGCTTGGTGTGAGCGTTGGGACGAGTACGTCAACGGCGCCTACTATTGCAACGCGTGGCAGCCTCACGAACACGACGCCGACGACGCGGGGGAGGCGTATCGCGCGCCAGCACCAGCCGAGGACCAGATCACCGGCTCGGACGCTAACGATCCCGGCTCGGCATCCGGCGCCGGCGGCGATGTTGAGTTAGGCGCGACGACAGAAACGGCGCTACGCAATAAAGTCACGGAACACAATGACGCGATGGAAGCGGATGATCGTCCGGCGTACACACGCACGACCTTCGGACAACTCGCTGCGGTCTATCGTCGTGGATCTGGCGCGTACTCGACCAGCCATCGTCCCGGCGTTTCGCGTGCTGCCTGGTCGATGGCGCGCGTCAATGCTTTCCTGTATCTGCTGCGCCGAGGGCGCCCGGAGAATCCTGCGTATATTTCCGATTTTGATCTACTGCCCGAGGGGCATCCGAAGTCGACGCGTACGCTTGACGCGCGCGTGGTTGATCTGAAGCTTCCCGAATACATCATCGAAGCCGCGCGCCGCGGCTTGGAATATCACGCCGCTGGCCTGTCTGGCGATGGTGTTGTTGATCGTACGATCCGCGAGGCTCGTCTGATGGCTGACGGTGAAGTATCAGAAGACAAGGTGATCCGCACGAACGCGTGGGCGGCTCGGCACCTAGTCGATCTGGACGCCGAAGATAACCGTGACCCGGAGGCTGAGGGATTCCCCGGCGCCGGCGCGGTCGCTTTCTATTTGTGGGGCATCGACGCGCTCGACCCGCAGCCGGCGATCGACTGGTTCGCTCGGAAAGCCGAAGCGATCAAAGCCGAGGAAGGTGACGCCATGCGCGGTGCTACCATTGACCCTATGACTACTGCCGTCGAGACACGTCGCATCACCGTCAACGAGTTCGAGTTACGCGACCTCGGCGAAGGCGACGGGATGGCTTTCACGGGCTACGCTGCCGTCTTCAATTCTGATTCTGAGCCGTTGCCGTTCATCGAGCGGATCGCTCCGGGCGCGTTTGCTAATTCGCTGGGATCGCGTAACGAGATCAAGATGTTTGTCAACCACGACACGACGCGCGTGCTGGCGTCGAAGCGCGCGGGTACCCTGCGTCTGTCGGAGGATTCTCACGGCTTGCGCGTTGAGGCTGATCTTCCAGAAACGACGGACGGCAAGGATCTTGCCTACCTGATTCGTCGGGGAGATGTTGACTCGATGTCGTTTGGCTTCAGCGTTCCGAGTGGTGGCGATTCGTGGTCTTCGGATGGTGCGACGCGTGAACTGCGCGAGGTGCGTCTGCATGAGGTGTCGATCGTGACGGCCTTCCCGGCCTACGGAGCGACGACCGCCGGCGTGCGTAGCCTTGACAACCTTGCCGCCGCGACGGGTGCCGATGCGGGTCTGCTCGATGCGGCGATCACGAAACTAGAGGCCGGCGAAACGCTGGACGACGATGCGGCGATGCTGATCGAGTCGGTCGTGCAGAAGTTGCGCGCCGACACGACGATCGGTGATGAGGCGAAGGCTTCGTTGGACATGAAGCGCAAGCAGCTCGACCTTTTGTTCTCTCGCGTCTAGACGCACTTTCGCGCTGTTACCATTGGGGTTGTCTGATCTGCGGAGCCGCGGCAGGCGCATCCGATGCGGAGCCGCTCGGAACATCCGTTAGACCAAACTTTTGATTCTTGAAAGGATCACCCTGATGTCCGAATACCTGAAGCGCCAGACCGAACTGCGCGCAACTGCATGGGAAGAGGCCAAGCACCTGCTCGACGCAGCTGCCGCCGAGTCCCGCGACCTGACCGCCGAAGAGAACGTTATCTACGAGCGCATCTCCGAAGACATGGACAACCGCGCTCGCGTCATCGAGCAGATCACGAAGGACGAAGAGCGCGCCCAGCGCCTCGACGTTGCTGCCGCCAGCGTCCGCACGGACGAGGTTGCACCTGCTGACGACGATGACACCGAGGCTCTCCGCAAGCTTGCCCGTGGCGAGGTTCGTTCGCTCAACTTCGAGAAGCGCGACGTCCTGAAGACAAACACCGGGGCCCCAGTGGCCACGTCATTCTATGATCAGATCATTCTCAAGGCTCGCCTTGTTGGTCCGATGCTCACCACCTCGACAGTCCTGACGACTGCCGGCGGCGAGAACCTCCAGATCCCTCGCGTCAACACCTACTCGGCTGCAACGATTGCTACTGAAGCCGCGGCCATTGGCGAGAGCGATCCTGCATTCTCGGCATTCATCACGATGAGCGCGTTCAAGTTTTCGTATCTCGTGCAGGTTTCGCGTGAGATGATCGAAGACTCCGGCGTCGACATCCTCGGCTTCCTTGCTGACCAGGTTGGACAAGGCATTGGCTTCAACGTCAATGCGGCCTTGACAACTGGCACGGCCACGACGCAGCCGAACGGTATCGTTACCGCTTCGACCCTCGGCGTTACTGGTGGCACGGGTACTTCTGGTGCATTCACCGCCGACAACCTGATCGATCTGGCCTACTCGGTTGACGGCGCTGCGCGCATGTTGCCGGGTGCCGGCTACATGATGAACGGCAAGTCCATCGGTGCTGTCAGGAAGCTCAAAGATACGGCCGGGAATTACGTTTTCGCGCCTCGCCTCAATGAGAACACCCCCGACACGCTGCTCGGCTTCCCGCTCTACGAGAACCCAGCAATGGCTGATGCCGGTACTGCGGCCAAGAGCGTCATCTTTGGTCATCTTCCCAGCTACTACGTTCGTCAGGTCGGCGGCATTCGTGTCGATTCTTCGAGTGACTTCGCGTTCTCGACGGATCTGGTCACGCTCCGCACGATCCTTCGCGTGGACGGCAACTTGCCGCAGGTCAGTCACGTCAACCACTTCATCGGTGGCGCATCCTGATCGATAGGTAGAATGGTGGCTACCCGGCAGATCGTTTGTCGGGTAGCCACTATTTTTTTGGACGGGGGAGTATGTCGAATCGCGCGACGCGACGCCAACAGGCGAAGCACACAAAGCCACCAGCACCACCACAAGCCGAGGGCGTGACGCGGCAGCGCGTGCTTTGGGCCTCGAACGCTCCATTTTCTGCTACAGGCTACGGCGTCCAGACGGCGCAGGTTGTTCAGCGCCTAACGCGCGATCAGCACGAAGTCGCAATCGCGTGCAACTATGGCTTGCAGGGCGCGGAGACTACGTGGAATGGTGGCGTGAAGTTGTATCCGACGGGCGTCAGCGGATACTCTGACGATATCCTCAACGCGCACGCGCAGCATTGGGCGCACGGCACCGAGCTCCCCAGCCTGGTCGTGATCTTGTTTGACGTGTGGGCGCTAGAGAATCCGGGCATAAAGCAGATCCCGAAGATCGCCGCGTGGGCGCCCGTTGATCACCAGCCAGCACCGCCAAAGGTGTTGCAATGGTTGAAGCGTCCCAACGTCAAGCCGATCGCGATGAGTCGATTCGCCGAGCGGATGATGGCGGACGATGGCATCGAGTCGATCTACGTGCCGCACGCTGTCGAGCCAGTATTCAAGCCGACACCATCATTCGCCGATGCGGACGGAACTCAAGTCACCGGTCATGAACTGATGGGCGTTAAGTCTGATCGCTTCGTCGTGATGATGAACTCCGCAAACAAGGGCAGGACGCCAGTCCGCAAGTGCTTCGGCGAGAACCTGCTGGCGTTCTCGATCTTCGCTGCCAAGCATCCTGACGCGATCCTGTACCTCCACACCGAAGCGTCGGCGATCGCAACTGGCGTAGACTTGCGCGCGCTGATCCGCGGGTGCGGTATCCCTGAGAATCAGGTCTGTTTCGTTGACCAGTACCTCTACCGGATGAACCTGCCACAGCAGGCGCTAGCGTCGCTCTACAGCGCCGCCGACGTGCTACTGGCTACATCGGCTGGCGAGGGCTTCGGCGTGCCTGTAGTAGAGGCGCAGGCGTGCGGAACGCGCGTCATCGTGAGCGACTGGACCGCACAGAGCGAGCTCGTCGGAGATGGCTGGGCGGTCGAAGTGCAGCCGCTCTGGGATCCGTATCAGGATGCCTGGTTCGCCACGCCAATGATCCCGCGCATCGTTGACGCGCTAGAGGAAGCGTACGCTGCCGAGCGTGGACCGAGTCAGCAGGCGATCGACTTCGCCGCCGACTACGATGCGGATGTTGTCTACGCAAAGCATTGGCGTCCCGCGTTGGAGCAGCTAGCCGCGTGGGACCCAGCCGCGGCATGAGCCGACTAGCCACCGTCATCATCCCGGTCTTGAACCGCTACGACCTGCTGGAGCGTGCGATCGGTAGCCTCGGCGAAGTCGAGCGCCTAGTGATCATCGACAATGGCGACAACCTCGGCGACGAGGATGTCGATCTCTGGCGAACCGACGGGCAGATGGAAGGCATCGGCAAGACGTATCTATTGACGATGCCGTCGAACCTCGGCGTTGCGACGAGTTGGAATCTAGGGATAAAGGCAACACCAGAATCGGACGGCTGGTTACTCTTGAACTCGGACGCGTACTTTGCGGATGATGCGTTCTCGGTCTTCGCCGGCGAGACTGACGGAGTAGACGTTCTGCAAGCCGGTCGCCCACCGTGGTGCTGTACGTGGATTAGCAGCCGAGCCATTGCCGAGGTCGGCTTGTTCTGCGAGCGATTCTACCCAGCGTATTGCGAGGACATGGACTGGCAGCGGCGCGCACAAGTCTGCGGCATCGGTTTCGCGGGATCATCGGCTCACGTTCAGCACGACAACTCCAGCACCATCGAAGCATCCCCGAATCTGAAGGCGCACAATGCGCGAACGCACGCAGCGAACGCTGGATACTTTGACGAGCGTTGGCGTGACGTGGCAGACAACCAACTCCCACCCGATGCTGACTGGCGGTTGTCGACTAGGCTGGCTAACTCGTGGAATGACGACGGCGGCGAGTGACTACTTCCCTCAATATCGAAGCCATCCTCGGACGACCAGAGCATCCACCAGAGATAGATACTCCGCTGCATGAGTTGCAAAGGCACCGCGTCCTTGTTACCGGTGCGGAGGGCAGCATCGGATCAGCGATCACCATGCTACTCAATGATCGTGGTGTGTCTACGATCGGAACAGATATCGGCGATTGTGACGTGACGAACCGCACGATGCTCGACGATGTGATGGCGCGGGTCAAGCCCACGCTGGTATTCCACCTTGCGGGTGCCAAGCACGCGCCAGACGGAGAGATCGACCCGCTCGATGCAGCGACCGTAAACATTACTGGCACCGCGAATGTCGTCCGCTCGACCAGCGCGCGCGTAGTCACCGCCAGCACGTGCAAGTCGTGCGACCCAGAAACCGCTTATGGGGCAACTAAGCTAGTGGCTGAACGCATCACGCTCAACGCAGGCGGCAGCGTGGCACGTTTTTACAACGTACCCGAGTCGTCCGGCAACGTGTTTGAGATATGGAAGGCGCTGCCAGACAGCGATTCAATCCCGGTCACAATGTGCGAGCGATATTTTGTTTCGCTCAACGAGGCTCTAGCACTACTGCTCTGGGCGGCGGTGCTAGTTCCGGGGCGATATGCGGTCGCACCTGGACCACCGCGAGATATGTTCTCGGTTGCCCGCGCGCTCTATCCCGATCGCGTGCGGGTAGGTATGCCTCGGCGGCGGGGCGACCGAATGGATGAGCCTCTGCACGCTGCCAGCGAGACCCTGCATACAACCATCGTTCCCAATATCGTCCGCATTGAATCCCCCCATGATCCGGGGGCGGCATGATTATCGACGAGACACGCGGAGCAGTCACGATCGGCGAGGGCTGCGAGATTGCCGAAACGGCGATCCTGACGGGACCGTTGACGATTGGTGATCGCGTCTACGTCGGCGCGTATGCGGTGATTGGGGCGCCGGCGCAGCATCGCGGATCGTATCCCTGCTCGCTCGACTCCAAGCATCGCGCCGAGGGCGTAACGATTGGCGATGGTGCGTGCATCCGAGAGTTTGTCCAGATCCACCAGGGCATCGTGCGCCCAACGATCGTCGGTGCTGATTCGCTGCTTATGGCTGGCGCGCATATCGCTCACGATTCGCAACTTGGACGCGGTGTCACGATGGGAAGCTTCAGCATCCTCGGGGGCTTCACGATCATCGATGACGAGGCAACCTTCGGGCAGGGCGTCGTGACGCATCCGTGGATCATCATTGGCGAGAGGGCAATGGTCGGATTGAACTCCAGCGTCGTCAAGGATGTTGATCCGTTTGCAAAGGTGGCGGGATCTCCGACCCGGCTGCTCGGATCGAACACCAGCAAGGATCGTAGTCTGCCGGCGGAGTATTCTGCAAGCGTTCTATCCGAGTCCGTCTGGGAGCGTTGGGCTGGGTTGAGGGATCGGCAGGCAGGCACGCGGCGGTTATGGGCGTAGTTGTCGTCACACCGAGCCTGCCGAGCCGCGTTGATCTTCGATCCGAGTGCGTCGCGTCAGTCATGGCGCAAACACTCCAGCCCGTCGCCCACATCATCCACCTGGACTATCAGCGAATCGGTCCAGCAGCCTGCCTCAACTCGATGCTACCGGCTGCCATCGAGACTGGTGCGGAGTGGGTCGCGCAGATTGCCGATGATGATCTGATGCTGCCGCGTCATCTAGAGTTGCTCGCCGGGCATACTGATGCCGACGTGGTGTATTCCTACTGCGAAGTGACTGGGCGAGGTGGTTGGAATCCTTCGGCACCCTTCGACGCGGACAGGCTACGCGCTGGCAACTACATCCCCGCAACCACGCTGATCCGCACTGAACTGTGCAGTGATCTCGGCTGGCGCACGGATGCGGCGCACGGGTTTGAGGATTGGGATTTCTGGATACGCGCCCTCGACGCCGGCGCTCGCTTCGTGTGCGTTCCGTTCGTGACGTGGGTCTATCGCTTCCACGGCGAGAACCTATCTGCGGCGCTGTAGAATATAGGCATGGCGATCACCAATGGCTACTGCACGCTCGCACAAGTCAAGGCTGCACTGCGGATTACTGACAGCACGGACGACACGCTGATTGAGGGTAGTGTCGAAGCAGCATCGCGTCTGATTGACGGGTATACGCTGCGGAACTTTTACTCGGCCGGTACGGCTACGCGCCTATTCACCGCACCCGATCCGCTGTATTGTCCCGTCGACGATCTTGCCGGAACGGCAATCACGATCCAGACCTCGACGCAGGCAGACGGCATCTTCGACGTTACCTTCGCGGTGACTGACTACCAGCTCGAACCGCTGAACGGCAATCTCGACGGCATCCCGTGGGCGTACGATCGCATTCGCGCAGTCGGCGACTACGCGTTCCCAATGGTCTCCGCCAACTTTGGCGAGCAGGCGCTCGTAAAGATCACCGGCGTCTGGGGATGGCCGGCGGTTCCAGTAGCAATTGTGCAGGCGACGATCCTCCAGGCAGCGCGTCACTTCAAGCGTTACGACTCGCCACTCGGTGTCGCCGGCTTCGGAGACTTCGGCGTGGTACGCGTCAGCCGGTTCCTAGATCCCGACGTTCAGATGCTCGTCGAGCCATACAAGAAGATGCGTCTGTTCCGATGACGGCTACCGTCGGGCAAGTCAAGACGGCACTCGCCACAGCTGCCGCAACGATCACGGGACTACGCACGTATGATCGGCAGCCCGACAATCTCAACGCACCCTTCGCTTTCCCCTCGCTCCAGTCGATTGACTATCACGGCGCTATGGGGGCCGGTTCCATACTTCAGACGTACACGCTGACAGTCGTAGTTGGTCGCGCGTCTGAGCGCGCTGCCGAGGATCTGCTCGACACTTACCTCGGCTACGGCTCGGGTGGCATTCGTGCCGCAATCGAAGCGGATACCACGCTTGGCGGCGTCGTGCAGACGTGCATCGTGGAGTCGGCTGGCACGATCGGCACGATTGACGGCAACGACACGCTGTATCTGTCAGTTGATTTCCGCGTACTGGTCTACACCTAAGGAGTTTGACGATGGCAAAGTTTATCGTGGCACCCGGCTTCATTGTTGCCGGCAAGACCGAGGGGCAAGAGGTCAAGGCGTCCGACGTGGATCGCTTGGACGTGATGATCGAGTCTGGGCGCGTGATTGTCAAAGCGCCAGAATCGTCGTCTACAATGAAAGCACAACCCGACGTGTCCGGCTCCGAGGAGGAGTAAAACCATATGGCTAAGCTCGTTCTCACTAACGCGAACATCGTTCTCGCTGGCACCGACGTTTCGGCGAATGTCGCCAGCGTTCAGATTGAGACCACGGTCGATGAAATTGATACGACGGCATTCGGTCCAGGCAACGGAAAGACCCGAGTTGGCGGCCTGCTCGACACGACGATCTCCCTTTCAATGCACCAAGATTTTAGTGCTATTGAAGGTCTCGTCTATCCTTTGATCGGCAGCACGACGAGCATCGTTGTCAAGCCAAACGGCACGGCTGTTTCGACGGCTTCGCCTAGCTACTCGGCCACAATTTTGGTGAACTCGTGGAGTCCTGTAAACGGGGCTGTGGGAGAGTTGGCCGTGGTCGACGTGGCATTTCCGGTGAGCGGGACGGTCACAAAGGCCGTCGCTTAGTCTGATCGCGTAACCTCTACGCCCAGGGAGGGCTGGACATGGAACTACAATTCAAGATCAAAGAGACAGGCAAGGACAGCGTCGTCGTACGGGCTGCACTAGTCGATATCGTGGCGTGGGAGGATCGCTTCGAGCGACCGTCCTCGACGATGGGTGGCGATTCGATCTTCGCGCGCGACTTCGTGTGGCTGGCTTGGCATTCGCAGAAGCGCACGGGCGCGACCACGTTGGAGTTCATGGATTGGGTCGCCACGCTGGATGAGATTGAAGGGGCCGAGGAAGTCCCTTTAGAGCTCTCGGAGAGTCCAGCAGCCATTGGCTCGTCGCCAGTCTTGCCGTCGAAACCGGAATAGCGCCTAGCGTGCTGATGCTGGAGACGGAGCGGATGCTCTGGACGATGCTCGGCTATATTCGTTGGCGAAGCGTTCACAGCAACCGGTAGACTGACTCTATGGCTACGCAGAAGATACGCGGCCTAGACGACGCGCTGAAGACGCTTCAGAAGATGGATCCTGTCTTGAAGCGCGAGGCAGTCAAGCGCCTGAAGGGCGACGTGCAGCCGATCGTTTCGGCTATCAAGGCCGGGATGCCGCAGACTCCATTGTCTAACTGGGTCGCGCCTAAGCAATCGAGCGCACGACGCGGGACTGTTTCTGCTGGTCGTAGTGGTGCTGCTGGCACACCGTACTGGCAGGCTGGCAAAGCAAAGAGTGGCGTACGTGCGAGCGTGAAGAAACAGGGGGCGCGTCAGATGAAAGGGAAGGCGATCCTTGTCAGCATTCGTCAGTCGAATGGCGCCGGCGAGGTATTCGACATGGCTGGAAAGAAGACGAATAGCGTCTTCACCCGTAACCTAACTGCCAAGTGGGGCGGACCTTCGCGTCTGATGTGGCCGACTGCCGAGAGGCATAAGCCACAAGTCCTTGCTTCGATCAATCGCAGCGTCGTCAACATGTCGGATATTATCAATGAGGAACTTCGACTACGCGGTTATTCGCGTTCTGCTCCGCGCGCCTCTGGTCATTTCCGCTAGAGATAGGCAGGTAGAATAGACTCATGGCTATCGTAATCCCGATTGGCGTTGATACCTCCGGCTTGACTCGCGGACTCTCGCAAGGCACTAGCGGTCTCCGCAAGTTTGGCAAGATGGCTGCCATTGTCGGCGGCGCAGCTGCGCTTGGCGGTTTGGTCGCCACGCTGAAGATTGGCGTCGACGAGTTTATGGGCGCGCAGAAGGTATTGGCGCAGACGGGCGCGGTGCTGAAGTCAACGGGTGGCGCGGCGAACGTGACGAGTAAGCAGATCACCACGATGTCGGAAAACCTGATGAAGTTGAGTGGCGTCAATGACGAGGCG